GTAAAAGACTCCATAGAAGCATTTCTCATTTTCTGACAGTTAAATGAAATCACTCCATCATCGTGTCCATATGTTTCTATAGAATATGCAGCATCCGCAGCATCCAGGATGCCCTTTGCGAACCTGGCTTCCCCAGTAGCATCAATTTGATATGGGGCTACAACTGGGGTTTCGTACTCCTGCGCCATAGATTTTAAAGCCTTACTTACTTCTATCTGTTCTGTCCAGTCATACTGGCCTCCCCGAGATGGGACATTAGAGCGTTTTACTTGATTTATGTAATCTACAATGACTACACCGACATCTAAACTTTTTACTTTCTTATCCATATCAGCTTTTATCTTACCAATAGTAAGACTAGGCTCATAAATAACATCTAGCTGAGTCGGGAGAAGCTCGCTCTCTGTTACTGAGGTATGAAATTTATCAAAGTTTCTATGGTCTTTATACTCTTTCAAACGCTCCTGTCCATTGCTGAAGCGGTTTGCCCACCATCCAGCAACTGCCTCCCACTCTTTAATACTAAGATTCTTAGTTCTTAAACGAGCGAGGGGCACATTAGTAGCAATACTACAACATCGTTGTAAGATTTGCCGACTATCCATTTCTATAGTGAAATAGAGAGCAGACTTACCTGATTCAAAAACGCTATTTGCTATATTAGAGCAAGTAACAGATTTACCCCCACCGCGTCTGCCTCCGATAAGTATCAAGTCTCTGGGAGAGAATTGCATAACATTATCGTAGTCTGCGTTTAATCCAAGGGCTACATATCTGTCCAGCTCTTCGTCTGGCTCAAACAAAGGAATATATTGCATACTCTCTTCTGGGCGTTTAAGCTCTACTTTGTCCTCTATGCGGAGAACAATTTCATGAAGATGTGAGAGTGTTTCTTCTGCATTTTCAAATGCAACACTATTGTCTACATACTTCTCAAGTTCATTTAATACTTCTTTTTGTGTATACTCATTCTTTAAATATTGAAGAAGCATCTCAGCTTCTGCTTCGACTTCTACACTATTTACAGCAAATAATTTTTCTTTTGTACTGCCGTCACGAATTGCGTACTTGAGGTCATCGAACTTGGGGAGTTTGTGGTATTCGTCACAGTGTTTATTGATTACACTGTATAAGGTATGATATTCGGAGGGTAGATAATGCTTTCGTAAAACGCTCCAGGTCTCAAAATCCTGTGCGTCAAGAATCTGCTTTATTAAAGCACTAGCAATATTCAATGTGTTCCCCCGAACAAAAAAATAAGTGCCAAGGCGAACCTTAGCACTTATCAGTCAACTAATTACTGAGCTGCGGCAGCTTTCTCTCTTCGAGATGCACCATCGTAGTCAGATGCAGAAATACCACGTCGAGTAAGCATAGTTTTTACTCCTCGTACGGTCTTACCGATTTCAGTGGCGATTTCTTCAACAGTCATTGACTCAACATCAGCTAGTTCTGCCAATGGGTCAACTCGTGTGCCAGACTTAGTTGTTTCCTGGCGGGGAATCGCAGCAATAGTTCCTGCGCGAAGGAGGCTAAGAGCCTTACCACGAACAGAATTTACTGAGCGACCAAGGGCTTCTGCGATTGCTTCAACAAAAGCGCCTTCATTTACTAGCGCAACAAACTTAGCTTCTTCAGCGTCAGAATAGGTCTTAACAGTTTCCGGCTTGGGAGTCGGCTTGATATGACCAGTTAATTCCATAGACAAGATTTTGCCTTGGATTTGCTTTGCTGTGAATTTGCCATCGGCAAAATTTTCAGCTACTTCTGCGTAAGTATATTGACCACTATTGTCGCTTACAAACGACTCTAGAATGTCTTCCTGTACGTCAGAAAATGCTTTGCTAGAACTTGTAGAAGCGAGTTCTACATCGTAACCCATTTTACGCAGTTTACTAGAAACTGAACGGGTTGAAGTTTCAAGATTAGCAGCAGCGTCAGCTACTGTAGCTTGAGATACAGGAGTCTCGTCTCCTACAAACGTTGTGAGCGCGTCGGTACGCTCGTCATTCCACTTAGGAACTGCCATGTTTTTCTCCAATATAATCTTTAAGATTAGTGACAATTTGTATGCCTTTATCTAAGGCTTTTAAGGTTTTTGCGGTTTCTACTCCGGTCTCGTTAACCAGAATAGTAACATCGTTTGTTACGGAGCTTTTGACTTCGTAACCCAGACTTTCTAATTCTGCGGTAGCTTCTGCTTTAGTTTTATAACTAGAGAGGCTTCCTGATAAACAGATTACCCCCACAGTAGAGCTTGCACTCTTTTGCTCGAAAAGCATATCATGGGGAAGATAGTCTGCTATATCTAAAAAATCTGTTTCTAACCAAGCCAGTAGATTATCGGTCGTTATTGGCCCGAGTCCCGCTCTCTTACAAGATTCCGCAGTTATATCATACATACTTCTGCAGACAGCTGAAAGTTTTCCTGCCGCCGTTCTTCCCACTAAGGGGATACTGAAAGCTGGTAGCAGTAAATTTGCAGGGGCTTTGGTTGAATTTTCAATCTCTTTAAGTAATTTATTACCTAGTTTTTCTGAATTAAGAGCTAAAGAAGCACTAACTTCATCCAAATAATATAATTCAACTATACTACTTAGACCTAGTTTTTCTATAGACCTCGGACCGAGTCCTTTGATATATAGCGTTTTAGCAAAGTGCTGAATTTTTTTAGCTGATTTGGTGGAGCAATTATCATTCTTGCAGAACAATAAATCATTTACCCACTCAAGTATAGAATTGCACGAAGGGCAGTTGCTAGGTACTTGAATTTTTTCCACTTGTTTAATCCTTTTTGATTGAAGTGTATATTATACTAAAGTTTTGAGATAAAAGTCAAGAATTATTTTTTTAAAGGTTATTAACCCCATTGATGTGCCATAGCATAAGCTATTCCTTCGTAGGTCAATGACCTGTCTTTACCTCGGGTTTTACTAGGTCCCAGGTTGCTTTGCCCACTATCGGTTTGATTCGACCACCTTCGGTATATTTTTCCGTTCTTTACTACTTTTCTACCTTCAACTAGTTCTGTTGGTTTTAGGGGTTTCAAACCTTTTAGCCATAAACCAGTTTTCTTACTAGCATCTTCTCCGAAGTGGTATGGCTGTATATATTGAGGTTTAGGCATAAAGTCTAGTCTGGTATTTATGCAACCTACTGGGTTTTCAATGCAAATTTTTGGAATACCACATTGCCACAGCTCTGTTATAAACTTTAAGGCTTCTTCTGTTTTTTCCGCACGACCTGGAATTCGTTTATTCCAATGTAATCCACTCGAGCAGATATAAGTACATTCGGGATGGGCTATCATCATGTCCCAAGTACCACTATGTAGTATGTCTCTAACATCTCCTAAATAATGGCTACCTGGACTCTCTGTAGGTAAAAGGTCACAGCTAGTAGCTTCATGGCCTTTTGCAGTAAAAGCGTCTCTAACTCTACCACTATATTCACACGCTATTAGTATTTTCAAGATACTCCTCGTATAATGCTTTTAGTTGTTCTAAAGAAAGATCCGCTTTCATTTGGTTGAAGTCTCTTGAAGTTATTGCCAAGTTTTCTAACTCATTAGACCCAAGAGACTTATGATCTATATGCCATGAGCTTGTGTCTGAAAGGTCAATTATTCTACTTGGTGAATAAAAATCTCTACAAGTCTTGGCCTCTATGTCTAAATCTTGTTTAATCTTTAAATACTCAATCGCTTCCTTAGTAGTAAAATAAGTTTCATTCGCACCAGACTTCTTTCTAAATCTATGTAATCTTTTACTTAACATCCCAGCAACTGTATCTCTATATGTTTCTTGATATTTTGCTTGGTTTTCTCTAACTTTTGGGCTAACCCAATTAGCTAAAGTACTTTTGCTAACTGTGCGACCAGTTTGTTCAAAAACCCACTGTAGAGCTTCATTACTAGCGTGGCCGCCATTTCCGAATTTTTCTTTGAATACTGCCTTTAATTCTTCTGAGTATCTATACCCTTTTGATTTTGTCATTTAAAGGGCTGCCCCACAAACCAAGCTACAAGGGAGTATCTAACCCCTCTAGTTACTGGTTTTACTCTATGACACATAAAAGAAGGGAATACTATAACTGATCCGGTACTATTTAATTTTGGAGTATGAATTCCACTTTTTGCTTGTGGGCTTAATGTGGCGAATTGAAATTGTCCATCATTATAACTATTGTTTAATAGTATACTCATACTTAATTTTCTAATTTTTCCATCTTCAAAGGTGGATAGGTTATCACTTTTACCATCTTTATGAAAATCGTAATATCCCCCTTTTTTATAACGAGTTATTTGTAGAGGTTCTGCACCTGAAATTTCATATTGCCAACCCGATTGTTTATTTGCATCTTCCATATATGGCCATATTAAATCATATAGCCATTGTTCTTGTGTCCAAAATATATCACTTACTCTCGTGCTAGTTACTTTATAGGAAGAATCTTCGTGAACTGTTCCTTTATCAAAATCTTTGTTCGCTAGTTTTACTATCTTATTACAAGTTGTTTTATCTATGGCATCCTCATAAGTATACCACTCATTTGTTAAGTCCAATATAACACTCCAATATTTGTTTACCTAGTTTAGGGTGTACACAATTTCGTAAAACTTGTCCAGGATCGTGATTTCCTCTGTAATATAATTTATCT